GGGTGTAGAGTTTGCCTGTTTTGAATCGTGCAGGTACTAAAATCAGCGATGGTGTCGGCATTGTTAGAAGTTGAAGATTGCAGCGAATCGGACGAACAGGCAGCCATTAACGGCAGCCTCGGCAGCGGTCGCCCCGTCAGCCGTAGCCCTTGCGTTGAAAGCACCCCAAACCCCGGCAGCAAGTCCGCCGATGAGCATATTGGTCGGGTAGCCGTAGCCGTAGCCGATTAGCATTACAGGAATGTGTAACCGATGACTGAACCTGCGCTTGGAGTAACGGCAGTAATCTTGCCTCCGTTGCGACCGCTGATAACGATACCAGCGGAAACGGATTTGCCACTCAAGTTGTAAGCGGTTAGAAGGTTCTCGCTTCCAGTTCCGGTAAGGGTTGTAAATGTGGCAGCAGCGTTGACTACCAAGAAGTCGTAGTTCTTCCCGGTAACAAGTCCATCAATGAACTCCATCGTACCGCCCTGTCCGAGCATTTGTTGCAATATGGGTGTAGGCATTTTTTAGCGTTTAATTGTAAATGTCTTTTATGTGGGAATTTCACAAACTGAATGACCATAGGGGATTTCAAAAGTCATCGTCGCCTGCCACCCTGCCGTGCGGTCGTCCCGGCTCTCTACGAAGCGTGTAAGCGATACGCTGGATGAGAGTGTCCAGTCCTCGCTTGGGTCGTTTGTGAGCGATGATATGAAGTCCTGTGCGATTTGCAACTGGTCGCTTAAGACCTCGTCCTCGTTATCCTGCCAACCCAACGTAGGGCTGCCCGAAACCACTCCGCCCATCGGTTTAATGGATTCAACACGGTCAGAAAAGTAAACCCCAACCACCAAGTCCAAAGTGCCAGCGTCAGTAGTTGCTGACTGAACGTCCGCAAAAACGAGCGGATAGACGATGCGCTCACGGCTTGGGGTTCGCAGGTTGATGGTGTTGTCCGTGCCTACCGCAAGAGGGTCGCCCGTCCCGAAGGAGTTGACCTGTGGATGAGCATTTGCAAGGTCCAGCAGGGCTTGCTTGATTTTTATCCATGACATAAGTCTGCAGTTTCAGTATGTTTTTTTTATGCGCTCCCATCGTCAGCAGTCATTACACGCCCCAAATTGACCGTAAGGGTAGGGGTAATCCAAGTTGCTGATTCCCATTCTCCTGTTGCGGTCCAAGACCATCCCGGTGCGGTAGTTGGTTGCGTTCGGGTAGATGGTGTCAAGAGCAGAAGGAGGCGAGTTCCAAAGCGGATAGGCGTTGCGGTTCTCCATCAAGTACCGGGTAATGCGTTCGGAATACCACTCGGCATCGTTCTTGACTTTGTCGGTCAGCCGTGTGATTTCCTCCATGCTCATTTGGCTTGATTCCTCGCTCGTTCTACGGACCATCCCCTTGTTCATGTACTTGAACGCTAAGACCATGGGCAGTTCGTAGTAAAGCCATTGAATCATTGCGGGTTGGATGTAGTCCTCCAAGAGCGTTTGGTTGAGTGCAGACGTTGAACCGCTGACCACTTGGCTGACGAGTTCCCCGTACAACGGAGAGCCAACGATGGGCTGAATCCGCATTTCCTGCACCTTGACAACCGTTGGACGGATTTGGGTGTAGGATACGTTCTCGTTGATGATGCTATTGTCGAGCAGCGTTTCTTCGCTTATGAATAGTGCCTTCATGCCTTGCTGATTTTATTGCCTTTGCGGATAACGAGTTGCTGCTCCCATACGTGCCTGCATTGTGGGCGATTCACTCCGCTCGGTGTGTGATACCAACCGCCTCTGCGATTCCATACCGAATATCCCATGATTGCAGAAATCCCGTCGATGTCTTCCCGTGTGTAAACCTTCCCCTGCCCTGCCAAGTCCAACATGACCTTGCAGAACTCACGGCTGGAGCCTTTGTCCTTGTTGCTGAAACCTGTCGCCCATGCGTACTTGTAGCGGACTTCCAAGACTGGCTCGGCAACTTCCTTCACGTTCTTGGGAAGGTTCTGCTCGGCTATCTTGTCCACCGCCCGGCTGATAGGGTAGCGGTCCTTTGTGATTAGGTAGGCGACTCGCTTGGCGACCTTCGCCTTGCTGACCCCGAACTCCTTTGCCATTTCTTCAACGCTGGCATCCCGGTTCTTCTTGCGATACGCTTCAATCTTGAGGTCAAGTTCCTTTTCTTCTTCGCCCAGTTCGGCAAAGGCCTGTCGCACTTGGTCGTCTAAATCGGTGTCGAACCGCATCGGCTTGGAGTGCATCACATGGTAATCGTCTGCATGGCTTCCAAACTTACTTGCAACCACTTCCAAGACCTTAAATTCTTCTTCGCCCCATCCGTAGTCCTCGTCGTCTTCTTCGCCCCACGTAGGCTCGCTAAACTCTTGGGCCTGAACGCCCAGCATCGTGTCAATCTCTTGGGCTGATAGACCGAAGCCGGCTGACAACATGGTCCGAGCCATCTCCAGCGTGATTTTCTCCTGCATATACTGCCTGACAATACGCATCAGGTTTTGGTACTCACGGCCTGACAACTTCTTGATGTTGTCGTTGCTCTGCAAGGCTTCAACGGCTTGCGGTTGCTCGTCGGGTTGGGGGTTAGGACCAACCACGTCGGCAGGTTTCTCCAAGGGTTGCAGACCTGCCTTTTCCCGAAGTTCGTCTTGGGTCATTATCTGCAACAGGGCTTGTTCGCTTAGTCGCTCCGTGATGGGTTCCACCGGGATCAGTTCCATCCCTTCCACGCCATTGAAGGATCCCAAGTAGTTGATCATCCGCTCAACCTTGCGCACCCGGTCGTTGACGTAGGTGGCCTTGAATAGTTCGTATGCCTCGACCAATTCGTTGCGACCACCCAATTGGCCCTCGGTCTTCACCCCGAAAAGCATCGGGTTGGTTACACGATGGGCGATGAATATCTCTTGCTGAATGGCCTTGTTCAATATCTCGAACTGCTTATCCATGTCGCTCGGAGTGAGCGGTTCCAGCGTCGGGGCCTTGGCTGCATCGTCGTTGAAGGTTACAACGAAGCGACCAGCGTTATCCGTACCGCTGAACTTGCGTTTGATTTGACGCTCGATATCGCCCTGTTCTTCGGGGGTTGGGATTCCGTTGTTGAAGTTTATCAAGTAACCGCCCCAAAAGTTGTTTCGCAGGTTGTTGTTGTGGAAGTTCGCCACTTGCACGTCTGCTTCAATCCAAGCATTCCCCCCGATGTATTCCGGCAAAGGATAGTGCTTCACGCCTGCTGCGTACACCCGATAGTAGAACAACTGCTTTCCGAGGCGATTCTCCGGGTCGAATGCAGGAATCTTCTCGATGTCCCCGACCTTGGGGAACAACTGCATCATGTCGTCGTTGTACCAGTCAGCGACCTGAAACATCTTCTCCTCCTTGTCCACCCGGATTTTCTCAAAGGGGATGTGTTCCATCTTGGCGATGGTCCCAAGTTTGGACCAAGTAACCGCAACCGCAAAGCCGTTGAAAATCTCCAAGTCCAAGACCAGTTTCTCCGTGATGTCGTTCAGGTCCTCGGTGCTTGACATTCCATCGAAGAACTTGATGAATCGGGCCTGCTGCTCTACGGTCAAGTCATCCCCTGCCTGCCAGCCTCCGCCCATGATGTAGTTGACCTTGCCATTCACGATAGCATTGTGCTTGCTGCTCCTGCGATAGTTGTCCAGCAGGTAGTAGGGGTATTCGTTCGCAAAGCCGTAGGTGATGTACTTGCCGGAGCGGTTCTCCAGCATGACTGGGACCTTATGCTCTATCCCAAGCCATTGGGTAAAGTGTTGAGTAGATTTATTACTCATAGCGTTACTGCGGTAAAGTTGAGAGACTGAATCGTGATGGGTTCAGCAGAGTTCTTTGAGTTGACCATGATGGTAAAGTCATCGTTGACCGCTGCGGTGAGGTAGGCTTCAAAATAGACCGCATGGCCGTTGTCGTGGCTCATTGTAACCCCTGCCTTGCTGGATGCTATCGGTGTGCCTCCCTTGGCGATGTACCAGTCAAATTCCCTGTTGTTGCTTGCCGAAAAGGTCATATTTGCAGACACCTTCAACGCAGCCCCAGCGATGCCCGTGTAGGTAATCACGCAGGTGGTTTTGTTAATCGTAAAGTTGTAGGTTGACAAAATCCCCTCATCCATTGCAATCGTCAACTTGACCGCTGAATTGCTTGTTGGAGTGAAGTTGGTATTGGACGCAACGCTCAAAGAGCCAAAACCCCGTTCCCGGTTCAGGGTCGCAGTATCGGCAAGGTCGTCAAATAAACCGCCCACCCGTGCAGCGGTGTTCGCCCCGGCAGCGGTTTCGTTAGCAATGGTTGCAGCACTCGTTTGGAGTTGCGTTCTCGTTTGTACGCTCATTAGTCAAAAGTTGAGTCAAAAGTGGAATCAAAGACACCCTCACCGGATGCCCCGTAAATTGTGTAGTTGATGCTATTGGCGTAGGTATTGAAGCCTATCGTTGCGGTTTGTACAAATGCCAAGCCCGTTTCAACGACCGCCAAAGCAGCGGCAACCGTGCTATTGGTATCGTAAACTTCATACTTATACGAGCCTGTTTCAAGCGACCCCACGGCAATCGAAAATTGGTCATAGCGGTTGGTATAGGATGACAGGTTTGCGGATTTCAGCAGGGTGAAGTCGGTCGTCGTGTTCTTGGCAATGCTTGTAAGGCGCAAGATGTAGCGGTCCCCCGTGCTGGCTCGCTCGGTCCAAGT